ACAGGATGTACAAGAGGAACCAATGGTACAACTGCTATCGCTCATGATACAGCAACAGCTGTAAGAGAATCAACTGTAACCAGATTTAATACTACAGATTTTACAAACAATATATTTGAAGTTCAATCAACAGGTTTAGCTACAAATAGTTTTCAAATAGTAATGCCAATTACAGAAACTGGAACAGGCATGTCAGCAGCTGGTGGAGCAACCATTAATCCGTATGTTGAGATAGGCCCTGTAGAACAAACCTATGGTTATGGATGGGGCACAGATACATGGTCAACAGGTAAATGGGGAGAAGCTTCTACATCAACCACAGTAATACTCGACCCAGGATCATGGTCACTTGATAATTTTGGTCAACAACTTATTGCTACAATTAAAAATGGTAAAACATTTACTTGGGATGCAGGTGCTGCTAATCCATTAGAAAACAGAGCAACTATCATGACTGGTGCTCCTACAGCTTCAAGAATGACAATAGTATCCGATAGAGATAGACATGTAGTGCATTTAGGAACAGAGACTACAATTGGATCTGGATCATCTCAAGATCCTATGTTTATAAGATTTAGTGATCAAGAAGATTTTACTACATACACACCTACGTCTACAAACACAGCAGGTACTTTTAGATTAGATACTGGTAACAAAATTGTTACTGCCATATCTGGTAAAGATTATAATTTAATATTAACTGATACTGCTGCATATTTAATGCAGTTTGTAGGCCCGCCATTTACATTTTCTATAAGACAAGTTGGTTCTAATTGCGGGTGTATTGGTCAACACGCTGCAGCTTATGCAGATGGTAAAGTATATTGGATGGGTCAATCGGGTGGCTTTTTTGTATTTGATGGTACGGTCAAATTATTACCATCATTAATTGAAGACTTTGTTTTTACTACAACAGGTGCAAATGTTGGTGTTAATTATTCTTCTAATGAAATTATTTTTGCATCTCATAACTCTTTGTTTAATGAAATTATTTGGTTTTATCCAGCAGGAACTCCTATTTCAGATCCATCTAC